TCTAAAAGACTGATTGACGAATTATTTGTTTTTGTCTGGAAAGGAAGCAAGGCTCAAGCACAAAGTGGCTATAACGATGATCTTGTTATGGCTTACAGTATTGGTATGTGGGTAAGAGATACCGCACTTATGCTACGACAAAAAGGTATGGATTTAACTAAAAGCGCGTTAAATAGTATAACAGTAAATCGTGGACCAGGTGTATATACAAATAATAGTCCAACCAATAACCCTTGGGTACAAAAAGGTCCAAAGGGTGATCAAGATTTAACTTGGTTAATAAAATAGTTATGAAAAAAGAGGAATAAAAATGGCAGATAAAACAATATTTTCTAGATTACGTAAGTTATTTAGTAGTAACGTTGTTGTAAGAAACGTTGGTGGTAAAAAATTAAAAGTAAGAGATACATCTAGACTTCAGTCAGTAGGAAATGCTGTTACTATGGGGGTAGATAGATTTTCTAAATTACGGAAAACTAACGTTAATTTTGGTTACGGTACGCCAGCAATGCAAAATTTCTCATATAATAAAAATGAACTTTACACCGACTATGAATCTATGGATTCAGATGCTATTATATCTTCAGCTTTAGATATATACTCAGACGAATCAACAATGAAAAATGAATTCGATCAAGTTTTAACTATAACATGTCAAAATGAAAACGTTCAAAAAATACTTCATAATTTATTCTATGATATTTGTAATATAGAATTTAATTTATGGCCATGGGTACGAAACATGTGTAAGTATGGTGATTTTTTCTTAAAATTAGATATTGCTGAAGGTTACGGGGTTGTAAATGTAGTACCTTTATCTTCATATGAAATGCAAAGGGAAGAAGGAGAAGATCCAGCCGACCCATACAAAGTAACTTTCAAGCAAGATGGTGGTGGAGGACAATATGATTATCAAAATTTTGAAATAGCTCATTTTAGATTATTAAGTGATGCTAATTTTCTACCTTACGGAAAGTCTATGGTAGAGCCTGCACGTAAAACTTGGAAGCAACTGACTATGATGGAAGACGCAATGATGATTCATAGAATTATGCGAGCTCCTGAAAAAAGAATATTTAAGATTGACGTAGGTAACATACCACCTAACGAGGTTGATACATATATGCAAACTATTATTGATAAGATGAAAAAAGTTCCATATATTGATCAAACTACAGGTGAGTATAATCTTAAATTTAACATGCAAAATATGATGGAAGATTTTTATCTACCAACTAGAGGAGGTGAATCAGGTACGGGTATAGAATCAGTAGCAGGATTAGACTTCAATGCAATCGATGATATCGAATATCTAAGAAACAAAATGATGTCTGCGTTACGAGTTCCGAAAGCGTTTTTAGGATACGATGAACAAGTAGAAGGTAAGGCTACACTCGCAGCTGAAGATATTAGATTCGCAAGAACAATTGAAAGAATACAGAGAATAGCAGTCTCCGAATTAACAAAAATAGCTATAGTTCATCTATATACTCAAGGGTTTAAGGATGAAGATTTAGTAAATTTTGAATTATCTCTAACTACCCCATCAACAGTATACGAGCAAGAAAAAATTGCTATATGGCAGGAAAAAATAAGACTTGCAACTGATATACAATCTTCTAAATTATTATCAGATGAATGGATATACGAAAATATAATGAATATGGGTGATCAAGCTTGGAAAAACGAGCGAGAAAATGTAATAAATGATATTAAACTTAAATTCAGACAATCTCAGATAGAGCAAGAAGGAAATGATCCATCTAAAACTTTAAGATCGTTTGGTACACCACATGATTTAGCTACAGCGGGTCAACAAACTTACGACGAGCCTAGTGATGCACCTGTAGGGAGACCTGATATCGGAATGAAGTATAAATCAACAGAACATCCCGCGGGACAAGATCCTATTGGAGATAAAGATTTAGCTAAAACATTTGACGTTAATAAGCAACCACTAAAACACAATTTTAGAGGTAATAGTCCTTTAGCTAGAGAGGATAAACAAGAAAAATATAAATCAGTAATACAATCATTAAAAAGTAAAATAAAAGATAAAGGTATTCTTAAAGAAACGCTATCTAACGAAAAGAAAGAATACGACGATAAAGGTGGTCTACTCGACGAAGGTAATATTATTGACGGGAGTATATAATCTTTTTGCATTTCATCATATTTATATACGATGAAAACTATGTCCAACGGTGAAAAACTATGAGCACAATAAAACACTCTAAATTTAAGAATACAGGTATTCTTTTTGAGTTACTTGTACGTCAAGTAGCATCTGATACTCTGTCTAAAGATAACTCCGAAGCTGTTAGGATTATTAAAGAATATTTTTCTAATAAAACACAATTAGGTAAAGAATTACAGTTATATCAAACTATACTTACGGAAAAATTTAACAGTGAATCTCAAGCTAATAGATTCGTAGACGCTGTATTATCATCTAGAAAAAAGTTAAATAATAGTAAGCTTCGTCGGGAAAAATATAATCTTATCAAAGAAATAAAAACTCATTATGATATAGATAAATTTACTAAAGCTAGAATAGATAATTATAGGACTCTAGCATCTACTTATACTATTTTCGAAAATACAACTTTGAAACCTGCCGATTCAGTAAAGTTAAGATACAATCTAGTTGAGGCAGTGACTGGTAAACGAGCTAACAAGCAAATTAAAAGGCAAATAGTTTCTGAATATAGTAAACAAGATAAAGATATGCAATTATTATCATATCAAATTTTAGTTGATAAGTTTAATGAGAAATATGGCGATTTATCAGCTAAACAGAAAAAAGTTCTACGAGAATACATTAATAATGTTTCAAATACGAGTAATCTTAAGGAACTTATATCATCTGAAGTACCTCATATAAAACGTACACTTCGAAATAAAATGAGATCAATAAAAGATCCAGTTGTTCGAATTAAACTTAAAGAAGTAGCTAAACAAGCAACTGCTCTAGGTAAGAGAAATGTTATCAAAGATCAGGAAGTATTATCTTTAATGAGATTCTACGAGTTAATCAAAGAACTTAAAAATATAAAGTAAAGGCTTTAGATGGAATCATACATCAAAAAAATATTAAACGAGTTAGAAGAGTCTCAAGAAGAATTAGATGAGATGAATGTAACTGGTAACCTTGATGGTGGTGAAGGACCTCCTAAGACTCCATTTGCTTTCGGTAAAGGTCGTGCAAAAGATAAAAAGAAAACTAAAGATGTAGCTACTAATAGTACTGGGATGACTATAGTAAAGAAAAAGCCTAGGAAGATATTCAAAGGAAAGTTAGGTGAATCAACTTACAAAAAAGTAATGAGCGAAATTACATACCGCGATTACAAAAAAGATGAGTCAATGACTGCAAAGAAAAAGGTTAACAACTCAATAAAGGAAGTTAATCGTAAGCTATACGAAATAGAAAGAATAATCCATCAGAATAACAAACTTAAGACTGAAATGGGCGTAACAAGTGAAAACTACTGGAAGTCTACACAATCTAAATTTAGTAAAATTAGTGAGCGTATGACCCGTATTGGACACGCAATGAGAAAATTGGGATCATAATGGAAAAGCAAGTTTTAGTAGATTATATACCATTTCGAGTAACTCCGCAACAAATTAACGAATCTATGGCTATTAATAATGGACGAGTAGTAGTAGAAGGAGTCTTACAAAGATCAGGAGCTAAAAATCAAAACGGAAGAATATACCCAAAAGATATTCTAGCACGAGAGGTAGCTAACTATAAAAAAGTACAGATAGCAGAAAAGCGCGCATTAGGAGAGCTTGATCATCCTGAATCTTCGGTAGTAAATCTAAATAACGTCTCTCATAATATTTTAGATTGTTGGTGGAATGGTGATGATGTTATGGGTAAAGTCGAAATTTTATCGACTCCATCCGGAAATATTCTTAAAGAACTATTACAGGCAGGTATATTATTAGGTATTTCGTCAAGAGGTTTAGGATCCGTAAGAGAGTTAGGAGAAGGTACAGTAGCAGTAGAGGATGATTTTGAACTAATATGTTGGGATTTCGTATCTAATCCATCAACTCACGGCGCTTTTATGAAACCTATACAGAAAGAAGGAGTTCTTGCTGAGGGAGTAAATAATAATCAAAGTTATGACAAAGTAAATACAATTATAAGAGACATCCTTTGTGAAATGAAAGGCTGCTGTCCAGTAGACTAGGGAATAATTATGATTAGAATGGCTAAAATAATACGTGAAAGTAAGCAAGAAGAAAACTATCGAAAACTTGATAAAAAAGAAAGACAGTTAGTCCTTGATGCAGTCAACAAGTTTAACAAGTTTGAGCAACATATATACAGACAAAAAGATGTTCGTGAAGTAGTTGAAGCAATTAAAACTATTAGTGAATATGCTGGCAGATTAGCATTAGATGAAACTGAAGACTGGTTTGATGGAGTAACGGTTAAGAAAGATGTTAAAGAGATTGGAAATGCAGTTAAATTATTTGAAAAAGCAGCAAAAGAAGTCGGTACATTACAACATCGTTTAGAAGCTTTATATGAAGATATAGGTGGTAAATTAAGTCGTTATTATGAAATAGCTGATATCGATAAAACTATACCGTTAGCACCAAATAATTCAAAATAGTTGGTTCCTTAAATAATTTTTCGTATATTTAATATAAATTAAGTAATAAACTAAACTAAATTAAATGGCTTATAGCAGAAATCAAAAACATCGGAATCAATCCGATACCAACACACGAAATCACAATTCCAAAAAGAAACATTTCAAACGAAAAA